CGCTGTCTCAGCACGACGCTAAGGGCAGTAAGTCTTTCGAGGGGCGTAGGTATGTCGAGGACGTCAACGCCGGTATAAGCGCAATGAGAGCCTTCCTAGACCCTATCAGGGAGGAGCAGGCCAAGCTTAAGAACGACAAGAAGAAGCAGTGGAACCCTCGGCTGGTGTTTACCATTGGCAACCATGAGTACCGTATCGAGCGGGCTCTTGATGCTGACGTTAAGCTAGAGGGCCTGATGAGCTATGATGACTTGATGCTCAAGGAGATGGGCTGGGAGGTTTATGACTTCCTGAAGCCTGTAGTGATTGATGGCGTTTGTTATGCCCACTACCATTGCTCAGGTGTGATGGGCCGCCCTGTGTCGAGCCCTGACCTAATGCTAAAGAAGCTCCATATGTCCACGGTGATGGGCCACGTTCAAGACCGGGCCATAGCGTTCAACAAGAGGGCTGATGGTAAGAGATTGACCGGGATATTCGCAGGGATCTTTTACACGCATGCCGAGGATTACCTCAACTATCAGACTAACAATAGCTGGCGTGGTATCTGGATGCTCAACGAGGTGAAGGACGGTGAGTTTGATGAGATGCCGATTAGCCTAGACTACCTAGCTAGGACTTATATGGATGAAGATGAGGTATGCGACTAATGGACAACATCCGCTGGTTAAAAAAACAGGAAAAGCCAACGTCAGGCATGACCTTGACCAGAGTATTTTGTGATGATTGCGGGACCGGCCTAGAGTATTGGCTAAGCAAAGAGCAGGACACAGCATATGGACTTTGCCCTGCCTGCCACCTAGGGGCTCCAATTGAAGTTAGTTGGTCAGAGCAGATACAAGATGACCAATAGTGGTATAATCCAGCCATGAGCAAATTTATCATTGGCAGTGACCTTAGCGACGCGGACCTAGAACTTGTGCAAGAACTAGCTCAGGCGCTCTATGATCGCGACCAGCTACTGCTTGATGATGTGATACACCTATGTAGACAACGACTGGAAAGGGCCTGTAGATGTTTTCAGGACCCTTGTATATGTGAAGAATGAGACCAACAATATTTACTGATGAGCTTTCGAGCACCATCTGCCGCAGATTAGCACTGGGTGAAAGCGCCCGACAGATCTGCCGTGATGACTCTATGCCTGTGATAAGTACGTTGATGAAGTGGGTAACAGACCCTGACAAGAAAGAGTTTTCGGAACAGTACGCGAGGGCTAGAGACTTTCAGGCTGATTACTATTTTGATGAGATCGTAGATATCGCTGATGAGCTGGGCGATGAGTCTGACTCTAATCAAATCAACCGAGCAAAACTTAGGATAGATTCACGCAAGTGGAAGGTAGCTAGAATGTCACCGCGCAAGTACGGAGACAAACAGCAAATTGATCACACGTCATCTGACGAGTCGTTCAAGCCTACCGTGATTAAACTTGTAGCTGAGCCCCTATCCGATGAGCCAAGCTGAGATATCCCTGCCACCTAAGATCGTAGACCTTTTCAGTGGAGAGGCTCGGTACAGGTGCGCCTACGGTGGCCGAGGGTCCGCCAAGACTAGATCGTTTGCGTTGATGACTGCGGTCCGTGGTTACCAGTGGGGGATGGAAGGCAAGCAGGGCCAGATCCTATGTGCTCGAGAACACCTAAACTCTCTGGATGAATCCTCTCTGGAGGAGGTCAAGTCTGCCATACGCAGTGTTCCTTGGCTTGCCGCCTATTACGAGATGGGCGAGAAGTACATCAGGTCCAAGGACGGCAACATTAGCTATGTGTTTGCCGGGTTGCGCAGAAACCTAGATAGCATTAAATCAAAAGCTAGAATTATCTTGTGCTGGGTTGATGAGGCCGAGGGAGTATCTGATACCGCTTGGCAGAAGCTCATACCTACTGTGCGAGAAGAGGACTCTGAGATCTGGGTCACATGGAACCCTGAGACAAAGCACTCTGCAACGCATAGGCGGTTTAGATTAAACCCGCCCGAGTCCATGCGAATATCTGAGATCAACTGGCGAGACAATCCATTCTTCCCGGAGGTTTTAGAGACTGAGCGGTTAGAGGATAAAAAGAACCGACCAGACCTATATGATCACATCTGGGAAGGTCAGATGCTGGTTCACGCTGACGGTGCGTATTATGCCGTAGAGATGCGTGAGGCCACGGCGCAGTCTAGAATTACCAATGTGCCATACGACCGCTCTGTTGGCGTTGTAACGGCTTGGGATCTTGGGGTAGGTGATTCTACCTCTATATGGTTTGCGCAGTTTGTAGGGGCCGAGGTGCGCCTTATAGACTATTATGAATGCAGTGGTGTAGGTCTGGACCATTATGCTCGCATATTGAACGAAAAGGGCTACATATACGATAGCCATATTCTGCCGCACGATGTGAGGGTACGAGAGCTTGGCACAGGAAAGTCTCGACTTGAAACTCTAGACGCTCTGGGGGTGCGCCCGGTGACAATAGCGCCCCAACTTAATGTTGATGATGGCATTCAAGCTGTGCGGTCATTGATTCCCCGGTGTTGGTTTGATGAGACTAAATGCGAGCGCGGTGTAGATGCGCTGAGACAGTACAGGCGTGATTATGATGACAAGGGAATGACTTGGAGGGGGCGGCCTTTGCATGACTGGACAAGCCACTGTGCGGACGCTTTAAGGTACTTGGCGATAGGCTACAGGGCTACGTCTAACTGGGACGCTCCAATCCGTAGGAACCTTCAGGGAATCGTTTAAAACGTGATATAATCGGCCACATCAATCAATCAGGGTGGCACAATGGCAAAGCGGATTTTTGGGGATAGGGCTAGGGAGATCGTAGAAGAGGTTTCTGGCCTGCTGGGACAATCAACACAACCTGCTAATCAGATCACTGAAGATGTAAGCGCTGGTACTGCTGGATTACTGCGAAACGTATTCCCTGCACCTCAGAGAATGTTTGACCCCAATGATAAAGCATATAAGCCATTTCTAGAGTCGTTCGGGCAGACCCCCGGAGGCAGATACTTAGAGATGGGACCTGATGGGCCAAAAGACATTACCGGGGAATACCCGGAGAGCGCACAGCTAGGCGTTGGCCCTGATGGAAAGCCAAAGTTTCAGGTAGCGCCTACGCAAGCTACCAACATCCCTGACGCAAAAGGACCCGGGCGAAAAATAAAAACAAATCTAGCAAAGAAAAAGACAGGCTGGAAATGGACTCAGGCTCCTGAAGGTTATGATCCAGACCCAGATGGCGGCTTCCCAATTGTCTCTGTCAATGACGGAAAAAACCACTACTACACGTTAAACACTGACTTCCCTGAAGGTGTGGAGCTGGCTAGGTATCCTAATGAAGCCAGTGAGCCTAGACTCAAGCCCACAAGAAAGGGCCACGCAAACCTAGGTGAGAAGGTTGGAGAGATCGAGATGCGAGGCAAAAAGCATCCAGTGTATGACAACATATCAATACGTCAGGCCGCCCCAGTCGCTATGGTAGGACTGCTCGGTGCAGGAATGAGCGAAGAGAGTGATGCAAGCATTTTTGGGGTGTTTTCAAAACTTGGTGCAAGCCGTGCAGACTTAAAAGGCATGGCAACAAAAATGGAAGCAGAGGGATTGTCACCAACAGAAATTATCGAAAAGACTGGTTGGTATAAAGGGGCGCAAGATGGCAAGTGGCGCACAGAGCTACCAAACACTAACACAAAAATAAATTTGCCAGATGTGGATTTTGCCAAGACGGATGAGACCCAAATCGTAAAGAGACTTGATGAGATTGTTGATGATCCTGAGTTGTTATCGCAATATGATGTTGACGTACAAGATGTAGATTCAGGATTTAATCTCGGCCAAGCTGATTTTGCTGATGCCGAATCTAGGGATGGCTTTAGAAGTGTTGGCGAACTTGGAAAAACCCGAGTAGTTTTCGACAGCCAGTTGCCACCGGGGGAAGGATACTTCGATGGTTCAACAATCACTGTCAGCGCTCTTAGCTCTCCGCAAGAACAGCGTGCAACAATCCTGCATGAGTTACAGCACGTTATCCAGAAAAGGGAGAATTTTGCAGAAGGCGCTAACGCTACACAGTTTGAGCAGGACAAGTTTTATTCTGACCGTTGGACTGAAAGTCTTGAGAAAAAGTTAGAAAAGCTGGATGAGGCATATCTTGAAAAAGATGAATACGGGTTCTCTACTTTAAGTGGAAAAGATAGAGAGATGCGCGACAAGCTACGCCTAGCTAAGATGAAGGCTGATCGGTTTAGAGAGGAAAGCGCAAAAGCGGGCACTGAAAATCCTTTTAATATGTATCTCGCCTCCTCAGGAGAGGTAGAAGCACGCAACGTCGAGTTACGCGACAGGGCCATGAGCCCCGCTGGATTGCGAGCAGTAGCACCATTTGAGACTGAGTCAGTGCCATCGTCGAACCAGATATTCCGCCCGGAAGACGATCCAGTTAGAAGTTTCGAGAATGTGGTTGATGACCGATATAGTTCTTATAGGCAACCACAGCGGGGAAGTCGAACAAATGCGGCACTTGGTGGTGCGGCGGGTGTTGCGGGATTATTGGGTGCAGGATATATGGCCAGCGATTACAACCAGTCTTCGCAAGACCGGGTTAATCAGATCGTAGATAGATTAGGCATAACTGAGCGCGATAAGGAGATAGCGCAGACGGGGGTTGGCTACATTGAGGGCATTCCAACCGGAATAAGGCAAACCTATGAAGATACTTTGGGTGAGATGCTTGGGGGAAGCAGAGAGGATTACAGAAGGGCTCGCAATGTATCTGCCGTTGTAGATTTTACTCCGGTAGGCGTTCTTACTGCGCTAACCGACTATGCGGATGCAAAACAGTCGGGCGACACTCTGGGCATGGTCGTCAACGGCACAGCTACCCTAATGTCAGCTATACCTGCTGTTGGACCCGGACTTTCAAAGTCTATAAAGGAAATAGCAAAAAAAGGTGATGATTTTGATGTAGAGTCTATGGCTTCAGAAATAGAAGGGCTATTGACCAAAGTAGGCCGTGAGGGCGTAGGCAAGTCTGGAGAAAGAGTGGCAACCACTGGACAGTATATTGGAGGTCCTGCCGGGGTAGACACTCCAGAGAAGGTAGAGTCTATGATTGCGTCATACATTAGTGATGTCGATTTGGGTCGGGCTGGGGCTGATTGGTATCAGGATAGTAGCAACTGGATTAATCAAGTCAGTCCGCCGGGTCAGAGACAAGGTGTTGCAGATGCAATTGGAATAACCTCTCAGGGGACTAACGTAGACAGCAACCTTGGGTTTGCCATAAAAGGAATAAACCAAAAAGCCGCAGGACTACCTGTGGCAACTGGCCGATTCCCCGGTAACCAGAGCCCACTGATCGAAGATGCTTTATCTGGTGAGCGCTCTCGACTGGGACCTAAGCGGCAACCTTTTGCAGACAACCTAAGCGTGTCTTGGAACCCGGAGCAGGCAGACACGGCTGTAAACGACATTTGGCAGGGTAGGGCGTTTGGGTACACTCACCCTAATGGAAAGCCGTGGGACGCAGGGTTTAGCCCTCAGCAACACGCTTTTATGGATGAAAACATGCTGGTCATCCAAGATCGTTTGAATCAAATGAAGCTAGACGGCAGGACAGACTGGGATAATTTGAACACGCAAGCGGCGGCATGGTCAGGCGCTAAGATCAGGGCGGGTGATATTGTTGGAGAAGATGCCGCAACGCACTATGGAGACTTTGCGGATAAATACGCTGTCAATGCTACCTACGAGCAGGCACCCGGCGCGGGCACTGGTCAGCTCGAGGGCCTGTTAGGACTACCGTATGATAAGCGCCAAGAGTTTGAGGATGTTGCCAGCTGGATGAGCTCCAAGGGTATTGATGATTTGTACTCAAGCGGCGGACTACTTGCAGAACCTACACAAACGATGGTGGGAGCATATACGCCGCAATCGACCGGAATATTAGAAATTAATCCGGGTAAGGTGGCAAGGCCATTAGTGCAGTCAAGCGGCGGAGAAGTAATACCTACAGAGGCGCGATTATTAGATATTGGCGAGTCTAGCCGGGCATATATAGATGTGCAAAACGCAGGCGCATATCACCGCGTAATACCTGATAGCCAAACAAAAGTTTCTGAGCGCACCGGGATTACAATCGATCTCGACCAGTCACCTGAGCCAGAGAAAATGGCAGAGCTAAGTGCATTAGCTGAACAGTATGGATTCTTTGCGGTGGACACTGGTAAGGGTGTCAATTTAATTAGCGACATTTATACACCAATAGGCGCAGAACGCACTGGCTCTTCATTAGGTAAAGAGCTGAAAGGTGAGCTAGGTCAACAAATTGAGGGGCTAACAGGAGCTAAAGTTACTCGAGCAAAAATACAAACTGGCTACGAAGATTACGAAAGCGCTTGGCAAGCGGGGCAAGGTTCAGGGGCGGCAACTAAACAATTTTTAGACAAGCTCGATGAGAATCCTACATTTGCCTTGAATGTCGAGCCTGCATTGCAACGCAAAGCACTGGCAAACATGAGCCGAGATGATGCAATGAATTTACCACAAAGAGAAGATGTGCGAACCGCAAGACAAATACTTGTTGAAAAAGGTATTGAAGGCCTGCGGGTCGCGCTTGAAAACAAAGAATTATTGCCGGTTGCTGTTATGGGCGTTTTGTCTCCCGCTGTGATTTCTCAGATGAGCTCTGACGATGCACAGAAGAGCGATGGTTTGCTGACGGGAATTTAGCAACACGGTTTATTCTGGCCATGCGCTTAGCTTCCTCGAGAGGGGTTTCATCGTAGTAAAAGCGCTCAGTGAGGCCGTTGTCGTAGGTTACATCTTTATATGGCATTAGTAGTCTCCTGTTTAGCTGTATGCCGCAAGTAGGATTAAATCGCGCAGAGATTATAGCATCAATCAAGCGCTGGGGTGAAAATAATGTTAAAATCGGGCATTGACTGGAGATACTATGGCACTTAACAATTACTCGGATCTGAAGGCAACGGTTGCTGACTACCTGAACAGGGATGATCTAACAAACCAGATA